TGACCGGAGATACCATAATCGATGAACCGTGGGCATGGCAGCACTGGATGACCAAGAACTACGCACCCGCAGAAAAAGTAATGACAGCACTAGAAGGAGGTGAAGGAAATGAATAAATACTACTACATGGCGACCACCGGCAAAGAAGCTGATATATACATATTCGGCGACATAACCTCGTGGGAATGGTTCGAGAGCGATGTTTCCTCTTACACCCTTGCACAGGAAATCAAAGCTCTCGATGTCGATACCATCAACGTGCATATCAACTCCTACGGAGGCGAAGTCGCGGAAGGACTAGCAATATACAACATGCTCCGCAACCACAAGGCAAAAGTGCGGACATACTGCGACGGCTTTGCCTGTTCCATAGCGAGCGTTATATTCATGGCAGGTGATGAGCGTGTTATGAGCAACGCTTCCCTGCTGATGGTCCACAACGCATGGCAGTACACCTATGGCAATGCGGAGGAACTGCGTAAGGCTGCCGATGACCTCGACATCATCACCCAGGCATCCATAAACGCATATATGGCAGGTGTTAAGATCACCGAGGAAGAGTTGAAACAACTGCTCGACAACGAGACGTGGTTGCTTCCCCAGGATGCGGTTGACAAAGGGTTTGCAACCTCGGTAACCGAAGCAACTACCTCCGAAAAAGCAACAGCGAGCGCAAGGCAGTCTGTCGTAAAACGTATGACACAGAAGGGCATGACGGTGAACGTCCGCATGACAGATATGCCGGAGCTCCAGGCTGCAATTGCAGACATTCAAGCGAAGATTGCTGCTTTGAAAGAAGATTTCCCTTTGACACCAGCAGACCCTCCGCCGGGAGGCAATCCCACACCCCCTGCACCGGAATCCAAACTCAGTAAATTTTTTAATGCCCTCACGGGCGGAAAGGCTTAAACATGAATAAAACACCTTACAAACTCGGCATCCAGTTTTTCGGGATTAAGAACCTTGACCTCGTCCAGAAGGCAAATGCCGCAATTCTTCAGAAGATGCAGGACGCCGTCAAGAACGACGATTCCGCTGCCTTTGGAGAAGCCTTCAGCGAGTTTGCTGAGGCTCTGCAGACAGCAATCATGGCTGATGCCAAGGAGCTCATCGGTGTCAACGACGCCACCATCCTCGCGCAGCGTGGTGTTCGTCAGCTGACCTCCGAGGAAAACACCTACTACCAGGCAGTCATCACCGCGCTGAAGTCCAGTAATCCCAAGCAGGCGCTGGCCGACCTCACTGTCGTACTGCCCAAGACCACCATCGACTCCGTGTTCGAAGCACTCACAGCTAACCACCCGCTGCTCAACCTCATCAACTTCCAGAACACTGGAGCTCTGGTGGAGATCATCGTAAGCACTTCCTCCGGTGTTGCCGGTTGGGGAGACCTGACCGACGCAATCAACAAGGAGCTGGCGGGAGCCTTCGCAAATATCGAGCTGACACAGAAGAAGCTCTCCGCTTTTATCCCTGTAGCGAAGTCCATGCTCGATCTCGGACCCGCCTGGCTTGACTTGTATGTACGTACACTCCTCATGGAGGCGCTGGCTGTGGAGCTTGAGGCTGGTATAGCAGACGGCGACGGTAAGTCCGGACCTCTCGGTATGACACGAGCACTCACTGGTGCGACCGACGGCGTATATCCTCGCAAGACAGCGATAACAGTCACCGCGCTTGATCCTGTTACCATCGGGGGTATCCTCAACACAATATCTCAGGGACCCAACAGCAAACGTCGCGCGGTACCCAAGCTGCTGATGCTTGTCAACCCCACAGACTACTTCACTAAGGTGTTCCCTGCCACAACTGTTCGCAACACCTCCGGTGGATATACAAACGATGTGCTGCCTTATCCCATGGATGTGGTAGTGTCTGCAGCTGTGCCTTCCGGCAAGGCTGTGTTCGGACTGGCAAGCCGCTATTTCATGGGCATGGGTACCTCCAAGGGCGGTAAGCTCGAGTATTCCGACGAGTACAAGTTCCTCGAAGACAACCGTGTATATCTCATCAAGCTGTATGGCAACGGCAGACCGCTGGATGAGAATGCGTTCGTATATGCAGACATATCCGGACTGCTTCCCACGGTACAGCAGGTATATGTGACCAACGCTGACGAATTCCCGTCCGCGGTATAAGGAGGAATAACGGATGGCGGAGTTACCAACAGGACTGCTTGCGGCCGTCCGAAACTATCTCGACATAACATGGACTGACGATGCCGGAGACGAAAAACTCTCCGGCATCATTTCCCGCGGGATGAAGTACATCAACAGAACAGGTGGCGCGGAGTTCGATTACACAGTCGAGGACAAGCCGCGCGAGCTGCTGTTTGACTACTGCAGATATGCCCGCTCCGGAGCTCTGGACGAATTCCAAAAGAACTACTTGTCGGAGCTGTTGAGCCTGCAGATACAGACGGAGGTGACGGCATATAATACGCAATCAACTTAAGCTGCAGTCCTTCGGCAGCGGTGTTGTCGGCATATATGCTGTCGACAACATAGCGGCTCCCGGTGACAAGCGGAAGGACAAACTGACACTGAAGCACTACCTGCGCTTCGATGAACACACGGTGGGCATGAACCGCTTCTATGCTGCAATGCAGAACAACGTCAAGGTAGATATGGTCATCCGCATTCACCGGATTACAGATATATCCACGCAGGATGTAGCTGTTGTTAACTCGGAGCAGTATAAAATAAAGCAAATACAATATCCGTCTGACATAGAGCCGCCATGTACGGATTTGTCCCTCGAGAGGTTGGTGCAGAAATATGACATTACATGAATTCCGCGACCTGCTACTGACCGTCGATGTCCCGGTATACCACCTCGAACCGGACGAAGAACCGGACAGTTTTATTGTGTGGGCGGAAACCGGCCAGGGGCAAACAGTGTGGGCAGGAAACAAAATGGCTCTGCAGCTTATCTCCGGCTCCCTGTTTTATGTCACAAAAACAGAGTATGACACAACGAACGATATAATCCAGGACAAGCTGAATGAAGCCGGTGTTCAATGGAGGCTCGTTGAAATCGAATACGACAAGGAAACAGGATACAACATATATGAATGGTCGTGGACGATATGTTAAAGGGTGACAGCGTAACTGTAAAGCCAGAAGATTTACATTCTGTCTGCGGTCAGCTGCTGGCCGAATACCTCAAGGAAAAAGGCGAAACCGTTGAAAAGGTTATCGGTGAATATGCGGATGAGCTCAAAAACCTCATAGTTCAGAGCAGCCCACGGCGTGTCCTTAAGGACAGCAAACAATACGTAAAAGGCTGGCGTGTCACCAAGGAGTCGGTGATAGGCAAATCCACGTTCACTGTTCACAACAAAAACAAACCGAAGCTAACCCACATCCTCGAAAAAGGTACGGATACCAGGCAGACATCAAAGAAGTGGAACCGCGGTAAAGTTGAGCCACGTTCGCATATGGAAACCGCGTTCAACGATTCCATGCCTGCCTTTATTGAGAAGTTAAAATCCGAGCTATCTAAATAATACTATGGAGGAATAACAATGCCTAATAAGAAGCCTCTCGCATTCCACGGTATACAGAATGCCAAGGTGTGTGTTAGGGCTGCAGACGGAGCGCCTGGCACGACACTGCTCACCCTGCCGCTCGTGAAGTCCATTGCAGTAAACCCTGCCTTCAGCAAGCAGGATGTATATGCCGGAAACACTCTCGCCCTGTCTGTCCCCAACGACCAGGGATATGACAGCACCCTAGGCGTGACCGGACAGGACCTCGATTTTGAGACTGCCATCGGCCATCTGATGTTGCTCAACGGTGGTTACGGTAACATTGAGACCAAGGACCTCAAGCGCTTCGACCTGTACTATGAGTACATAATGCATCCGGAAGGTGGTGTGTCTTATGTCGTGAAGGTTTGGCAGCTCAACCTCGCAGTCGTAGCTAAGCCGACATGGCAGCATGACACAGACACCGAGAGCCTTTCCATTGCACCGTACCAGTACGGCATAAAGCATTACGGCGATATTATCAAGGATGCTGTAGGAACAGCTGATTATGTGGACACCAACGGATTCAGATACAAGGCGTTCACCATCCGCGCAGTCCCCACAGATACCGGGTATGCGGCGTTTGACGCAACAGTTCCTACCGCGAAGATACCCACAGCAGGTTAATTTAAGGAGCAGTTATGCGTGTAAAGATAGGGATCCGGTTCTATGAGCTGAACACTTCGTTTATGTCAGCGTTTCGATTTAGAGCGAGGTATAACAAGTCCTTGCTTGATGCGTCCTTTGACAATAACGATATGCTGAAGCTGATTCATACCGCAATAACAGATCTCGGCAGACCGTCTTTACACGAAATAAAAGAAGCAGCGCGGGCAGACACGAGGATATATCGTGCTGCTCGCGCTCTCTTTTCAGAGATATTGAAGATGGATGCACGGTCGGTCACACAAGCCGAGAAACCGTCCACAGAGGCTCTACAACAAAAAGTGGACGAATACCATGCCGTGTCCCTTTTCGCGTCAACGGGCCTGCCGGAGCGATTGCTAGACGAGCTCAGCCTGATGCAAGTGTATGCGATTACCATGGCTTTTTACGAAGCAACCAACCGGAGAAATTCGGATCATATAGCCTCACAAGATGAGGTGCGCAATTTGTATTCCATCAGTGACACCCAAGAGGATGCCATACAGGCATTCCTAAGAGAACACCCAGAACTGGCTGTAGAAATTTGAGAATTATTTTATATAATCGAGCGGACAATCCCCATACAAGTTAAACATTAGTCGGTCGGAAAACTGCATAATCAAAACATCAGTTAAGCCCTTGTCTTTTATGAAATTATTGAAATATAAGCTTTCTCTATACCAAGGATAAAATATATATGTATTGTCAAAATGAGAAGCTATCAGTTCTGCTCCCGCCCACATATATGAATCACCAATAATCAAAAGATTATGTCCGGTATTATTATCAGGATAAGAAATACTCAAGGGACGCGGGAAAAATGTCTCATAATGGTCTACACTCTTACGCTTATCAAAATCACCCGCATCGTATATGGATAACATCTCATCAAAGCTTTTTGCTTTTTCTTTGTTTTTTTGGTTATGTGCAGGTAACTTGTAATCATACACAGACAATACATCGTTAATACCATAGTATAAAATTCGCCGAGAGTTTGCACCGTACCAAACATTGTCTTTAAAGAAGTGATATTCACCTTTTTCTCTTGGAGTACCTATCTCCGGTGATTGGCTATTTATCATGTTTATCACTTGTGTATATCCGTCATGCATTCCATCTGCAGTCCAATGAGGAGCTGTCTTATACAAGCGCTTTAAACTATCTTCCAGTGTTTCAATAT